GCTAAATTTATTGCTGAACACAGAAAAGGGAAGTTGCCTATTTTGTTATGATTGATTTAAAGATTGTCAAGTGCTATTATTAGATTATGAATACGACTAAACAAGAAAAATCAATCAAAGAACTCTTCCTCAAAAAGTGTTGGGGTTATTTAGACGATAATTTCCATAAATTTAATGAGGCTAATAAGATAAAGATTGCTTTGACGCTAGTGGCCAAAGATATACCACAAGAAGTTACGGGCATGAATTTAAATAACATTGTGATGATGAACGACATCATTAAAGACGGTAAAAAAATGAGGTATAATCTTGGCCAACCAGTTGCGCCTTCCGGAGATATTGAAGATACCGGACAAGTTAGATCCGATACTAACGAATCTTGACGATTACCGTTATTTTCTTTTAGAGGGCGGTAGAGGTGGTGGTAAGTCTCACGCAATTGCAAGACTTATTTTATTTCTAGCTGATAAATATTCCCTTCGTGTTGTCTGTGGTCGTGAAACACAAAACTCTATTTCTGAATCTGTTTATTCTCTGTTTGTAGATTTAGTACGTACTCACCAATTAAACTTTGAAATCCAAACACAAAAGATTACATCCAGGAATACAAACTCTGTAATTAGTTTTAGAGGTTTCAGACAACAAGGCGCATTTAATATTCAGGGTATGGAAGGTGTTGACCTGGTATGGATTGATGAAGCACAAGCCTTAAAGAAAGACACGATTGATGTTTTAATTCCTACCATCAGAAAAGATAACGCTAAAGTTTTCTTCACAATGAATAGGCATATTTTTAATGATCCTGCCTATGCTAATTTTGTGAATAGAGATGACTGTCTACATATCCACATAAACTTTTATGATAATCCATTCTGCACAACGGCACTAAAGAAAGAAGCAGAAGAGTGTAAGAAATTAAATGAAAAAGACTACGATCATATCTGGCTAGGAAAACCACTAGACCAAGCAGAAGATGCTTTATTTTCTCAGAATGATTTTGAGAATGGGAGAGTGAATGCACACTTACTGCGACCTGGTTATGGTTTAAGAGTTGCTGCATTTGATATTGCAAGATACGGAGATGATAAATGCGCTGTTGTAGTTCTTCAACAAATGGGCGCACATCACTGGGAAGAAATATTTTCTGATGAATGGGATCACAGAGATTTAAATTATACAACGGGTAGAATCTTGATGACCGCAAATCAATTTAATGTTGATCTTGCCGCTATAGACGAAGATGGTTTAGGCTCAGGCCCTTTTGATACTCTTACACAAGGAAGAAAATTAGAACATTTTGTGGGTTTCAGGAATCCAGTCATAGGTTACTCTGAGAACAAGTCCTTTGTAAACCCACGCACTATTAATGCGTACAAAGTAAAAGACATGTTGCTTCAAGGTCATCTTAACATTAAGAACCCAAAGATCATTGAAGAGTGTTTAACGATTAAGTACACCTTCGATCACAACCAAAGAAGAGTACTTGTCAGTAAAGACCAGATGAAAAAATTAGGATTCAAATCGCCAAATCTTGCTGATGCTGTTATTATGGCTGTGAGCTTGATTGGTACAGTCAAACAAAAACAAGTAAAGCAGTATCAACCACAACACAGACAAGATTATTCTGGGGATGATAATCTTTTCCAAATAGCAGGAGTAAGATAATGCCAGTCGGTACAACAGCAGCAATCATGTTAGGAGTTGGCGCAGCGGGTGCTGGATTTGCAGCAAGCAAGTTAATGACTCCAAAGAGTCAAGGAATGCAACCTATTCCATTACCACAACCACCAAGCCAAGCAGTAGCGCAAGACGCAGGACAAAAAATAGTGAACCAGAAAAGAGCATCACAAACACAAACAATATTTTCTACACCACTTGGTTTACCAGCTCAAGCGGATATTGCAAAGAAAACATTACTAGGACAATGATCGTAGAAAACTACACAGATAAATATCTTGATGATGTAGTCAATATCATTAAGAACTTTTACAATGAAGCGGTTTGTGAATACGATAACATGATAAGCGTCGACGCTATTGTAGAAACAATCACAAACAATAAACAAAGCGCAGAGAATGCGTTCTTACTTATTGTTGATGGTCATTGTCAAGGGATGATATTTGGATCAAGGTTTAAATCACTCATTGGAAATAACCAGATATTTCAAGAGATTATTTGGTATGTTAATGAAAATTACAGAGGTTATGGTATTAGTTTATTAAGACATGTAGAAAAGTTGTTGAAATCGCAAGGAATTAGTATTATGATTATGGCAGTGCTTGAGAACTCAAAGACCGAGAAGATTAAATCTTTCTACGAACGCCTCGGTTTTAAGCCAATGGAAACACATTACGTGAGGAATCTCTAATGGGTTATGCTGCAAGAACGAATCCAAATAGCCAGTGGAATAAAAGACGTAACAGCGCAGCAGTGCAAGAAGAACAAATTTTAAATACGGTGTCGACTCCGGTAAAGGATGAGCCAATGATCATAGAATTGACCAACAGAAACTTCTTTCTGTTTATCAAGGATTTCTTATGGCGTACGCTCAAACCACTAATGCCGACAAGAAAGCAAGCTCTAAGCCAAAAGCCGACGAGTTAATTAAAGAACACGAACAGTTATTATCTGCCAGACGTAATTTCGAGAGTTACTGGCAATCACTCCATGATTATTTCTACGTGGAGTCCTCTGATTTTAACAAGACCTATTCCTCTGGTAATGAACTAGATTCCACAGTCCTTTGGGATGCTACAACCCTAGAATCAGCAGATGTACTAGCCTCAGGGTTTATGAACTATCTCACCCCTCCTACATCCAAATGGTCAAGACTACGCCATAAAGACCCTGCAATGGGCCAAAATAAGGCCGTAGCTGACTATTTAGAGATGGTCATGGAGGAAGTCAACTACACATTCAATCGGTCTAATTTCTACGACCAGATGTTCCCTAGCTACAAATCAAGCGGTGTCTTTGGTACTTCGGTACTTTTTGAAGAAGAAGATCTTATGGACGAGGCAAGATTCAGTAATATCCCACTTAAACAAGTTGTGCTTAAAGAAGATGCTAGAGGCAGAGTTGTTGCTTACTATCTTGAGTTTAAATACACAGCCAACCAAGCGGCAAGTCGTTGGGGTAAAGAAGAATTATCCGATGAGATGCAGCGAGAGATCACAGATGGTAAGGGTGATTCAACCGAACACAAGTTTTTACTCTATATAGCTAAAAGAGAACAAAGAGAGATCCAAAAGACAGACAAGAAGAACATGCCTATCCAAGCATGCTGGCTTGATGTGAAGGGTAGGATGGTAGTTGAGGAAAGTGGTTATAATGAGTTTCCTGTGATGGTTCATAGATTTGACAAGAGACCATTTATCCCCTGGGGATTTTCACCGGCAATGAAGGCCCTGCCATTTGCGAGAATACTACAGGTAATCGCAAAGACCAACCTGAGAGCCATGATGAAACATACTGACCCACCGGTTGCCCTGCCGAACAACGCTTTCATTGCCCCTTTTAACTCAAATCCTAGAGCTGTTAATTACTACAATAAAGACATGATGGATTCAAAAGGCATATTCTCATTTGGTAACTTCGGAGATCCTAAAGCTGGAATGATGGCAATTGAGTACTACACAGGTCAAGTCAAGAGCATGATGTTTAATGACGCATTTCTAGCCTTTAACAATATTACGAAAGAGATGAATAACCCAGAGGTAATGGAGCGCATCAATGAAAAGATGACCATCCTCGGCCCCGCTGTAGGTCGCTATCTTTCTGAGGTTCTAAATCCAATTGTTCAGCGGACGATTGGTATTTTACTTCGTAGAGGAAAATTACCAGATCCTCCACCAGAACTGATGATGAACCCAAACTATGAGATTGATTTTGTTGGTGCGCTCGCCCAAGCACAAAGAAGATCTGAACTCAATACTCTTGTGACTAGCCTTACGATGGTTAGCAACATGGCTCAGTTCACACCTGAGGTTCTTGATAAGGTCAACCCAGATAAGATCACAGATGAGGTCTGGTCTATCACGGGTGCGCCTATCAAAGTACTACGAGATGATGATGAGGTGGCTCAGATTCGTCAAGGAAGAGCAGAACAGATGGCACAACAAAAACAAATGGCCGAACTTGCTGGTGGTGCGCAGATAGCTAAAGATGCTGGTTCTGCGGCCTCTAGCTTTGCTAAATCGAAGGAAGCCGGTAAGTGAACAGCCTTACAAATATCGACTACGTAAAGGGCCTTAAATCGAATTTAAGGGCATCCCTTGAGACAGAACAGGGAAAAGAAGTCATTAAGTTCCTTGAGGAGCTTTGTGGTTGGTATGACTTTAACGAAATAGACCCTAATAAGATTTTAGTAGCACATGGGAAGCGTCAGGTTTTAGCGACGATTAAAACGCTTCTTAATTTAAACGCAGAACAAATCGTTGCAATCGCAGTTCAAAAGGAGCAATAAAATATGGAAAATCTAGTACCGACACAAGTCGATAATACTCAGACCCAGACCACAACAGTTGCTGAAGTATTTAAACCCACACAAACTGCAACGTCAGATTCTACTGCTCAAAAGGCACAGAATGATTTTAGTTGGAAGTCTCAGTTATCAGCCGACTTTGCAAATAGTCCGACGATGAAGAAATTTCCTGACAACAAAGAAGGTTTTAACGAAGCTATTAAGAGTCATTTATCCTTAGAGAAGATGTTGGGCCATGAAAAAGTTCCAGTTCCTAAATCTAAAGACGATCAAGAGGCTTGGTCTATTTTCAACAAAGCAATGGGAATCCCCGATAAGCCAGACGGATATGCTCTTGAAGATGCAAAGATCCCAGAAGATATGAAGGGCATGACATTCGACAAAGCAAAGTTTGCAGAGATTGTTCATAAGAACAGACTCACACCCGATGCTGCAAAGAGTCTCTGGAATGAATACACAGAGATGACAAAACAGATCTATTCACAGGCTGTTAAAGATCATCAGACAAAGATGACCGCAGTGATTAATCAAATGCGTGGTGAGTGGGGTGATGCTTACCAGGCAAAGATTGAGCTAGGTCAGATGGTTGTTAATAAGTTCTCTGACAATCCTGAGATGAATGATTACATTACAGCAACGCTGGCACAAGATCCAAGAGGTATTAAGTTCTTGGCTAAGATCGGTGATCAGTTTGCAGAGAATAAGGTTGGCGAGTTTAAACACGCTCGTCATGCTTTAACACCAGAAGAAGCTGAAAAAGAGATTTCTCAGATAAGGCAAGACCCTAATCATCCATATAACAATGAGAAGGCAACCCCTGCTGAGAGAGATAGAGCTATTGATTACGTCAACAGTTTAATAAGTGTTTCAAAAAAATCAAGAGGATAAGCCATAACAGGCCCCAGGCGATTTTTGCGTAAGATGCGACCCTTGTATAGCAAGGACAATCTAATCCCAAGCGGCAAAAAAAGTAATGATTAGTTGTTCTAAATAAAACAAGGAGAAGGCAAAATGCCCGATACACAATCTACGGTATACGCGCAAGCGTATGCGCAAAACGTGATGCAACTTGCACAGCAGAAATATTCTAAGCTGATGCCAATTTGCTACATGAAACCAAATGTTAAAGCCAAAGTGTTCTATCAAGACCAAATTGGTAAATGGAGTATGGCAACAAAAGGTGGAAGAAACGTACAAACACCTAACAACGACCCGAACATGGCACGCAGAATGGCAACGATGGTTGATTACCATGATGCACGCTTGCTTGATCGTGGTGATGAACTCCGCATGTTATCAGATCCAAAATCCGCTTACACCATTGCAGCTGCACAAGCTCTTGCACGACAGATTGATACTGTCATTGCAACGAACATTGTGGGAACAGCAAACTATGGTGAAACAGGTTCTTCTTCTGTGACATTAGGAACTGATTTAATCTCAGGTATTTCCCACATCGCAGGAACTCCGTCCACACTAACGATTGCTCGTTTAACGTTAGCCAAACAGATTCTTGATTTGGAAGATGTTGAACCAGAGGATCGCTTTATTGTTATCAATCCATACGGTTTACAACAGCTCTTGGGAACAACTCAGATTACATCGTCCGATTACAACAGCGTAAAAGCCCTTGTTCAAGGTCAGATTGATACGTTCTTAGGCTTTAAATTCATTGTTTCTAACGTTCTTTCTGCGTCTGGAACAACGACAACCTGCTTTGCTATGCAACGCTACGGCTTTGCTTTGGCAATGGGTTCTGAGCCATTGGTTCGTACCGATGAGAGAAATGACTTGTCTTATTCTTGGCAGGTTTACTATGAACTCAATATCGGTGGAGTTCGTTTGGAAGAAGCAAGAGTTGTGAAAATCGACGTTAATAACGCTTAAACGTAGTACGCCCAGAGATAGGCGAAAAGGAGATTTATGCCAGCAGGCACGTATACAACGAAGTTTCAGGCAGGTGGATCAGGAGATAACATTGTTCCTGATGGTTATATCAAAGCTGTTGAGAAGGTGTGGATTGATTCTTATACAATCGGTTTCACAAATACCAACTCAACAATTGATATTGCCGTGTTGCCAGAAAATAAGAAAATCACAGGCATTGATGTAATGATTCAGACTTCCGCATCGCAGTCTAGCGGAACCATCTCAATCGGATTCTCTACAGATGCCTCCGTTGATAGTCTAATGAATCCTATCAGTGTGACTACAGCACTGACTATGACAACCATTAGCTTATTTGGTGGACATATTCAAAACAACACAAACTCTGCCATTGGAATGGGTAAAATGTCAGGTTTTCAGTTTGTTACGGGTGGTACTCAAACTACCGTCTCAGTCAAGTTAAACAACTGGACTATGACTACCGGAACAATGAAAACAGTAGTTCGATACACTTAAAAA